TCGTCTTGTTCTTCTTTCTTTTTCTTGGCATCGGCTTTGGCTTGACGGGCGGCATGGGCATCCTCAACGTCCATCAAAGCGGCTCGTTCTTTGATCTTTTGCCAAACGTCCATTTTGTTAGATTGAAAGAACAACATTTGTAGTTCTTTTTCAAACTCACGGGCTTGTTCTAGCGCCATCTCAATTTGAAGCGCTGTACCCATGTTTGAGCCTTTGCCTGACCGCTTGGCCTCCACCATTGCTTTGGAAGCATGAGACTTGGCATCAAACATCTTGCCAATCATGGGGGCAAGACCGCCTATGTCATTGGCAACTTGTGCCGCCTTCTTGACCATGCCAATGGCGCTTTGCAATCCCGCTAGTGCTGTGATTGGATCCAGCATCATGCAACCTTTGGTAAGTTGTAATACTGCTTTTCTGCCTCTTTTCGTGCAGTTATTGCATCATCCAAATTTTTGTAGTAACCAAGCCATTTATTTTTTTTGTTTACTTTGACAAATACAGTCCAACAATTATGACTTTTAATCCACGACACACCTATGTGACCACTTTTGTTATGGCTTGGCAATGAAATGTTTTGTGCATTATCTGTAGTATTTACATCACGCAAATTACAAAGTCTGTTGTCATTTCTAACTCTATTTTTGTGGTCTATGTATTTATTTGGAAAACTTCCATGTACATAAAGCCATGCAAGTCGATGAGCCAAATAAGACTTCCCGTGTATTTTGGCAGTGTAATAACCATGACCATTTTTAGCTTTTACTTCTTGCCAAGGCTTAACATTTCGCCCATTACCATTACGCCAAAGTAGCATCCCGCTTTCAGCATCATAGTGAAACAACTTTTTAACTGTTTCTTGATCAATCATTTCCGTACAACCTTTTCCCACTTTAGGCAAACAACTTTGCGGTTATAAACGTCACCCGACCACGCCCACCGCACACATCGGTATTCAGTAGCGGACGTTTGCAATAGTATTAAAACAATTGCAATCGCCCATTTCATTTTGACCAGTAGTGTGAAACGTAACCAAAAAAAGTAGAAACACCAGACACAAAGACCATACCCATCCAAAAGCCGCCACGACCTTTGTTGGCTAACTCAATAAGGGTGTCAAGTTGTGCTTCCATCTTGTCAATCTTAGATTCCATTGAATCAACTTTTTGTTGAAGCATTCCATATTGCACCAAATCAATATCAGACATACTCAAACCTTTTATAAATTTGACTATAAAATACTTCAATCATGCTAGTTCCAATTGTTTAATTTTTTTAACAATAATAGCCGTTGATGTATCTCTATCAATTGTCATATAACCTTGACAAGTAATGTTGTAATCAATTCCATTAGCATCTTTTTCGCTTTTAACTGGAACTGTAATGTCTAAGTTCTTAAACAAAAACTCATTTCCATTTTCAAACACACGCCAAACGTGATCCATCGTGCCACGACCAGCTTGGCCTCGGCTTTTGTTGAATCGAATTTTGTATGTGTTCATACAATTTCAGCCGCTGACGATGGACATGATTGTTGTTGAATTACAGTCAAATTAAAATGCACAAATTTAATTGGCAATTCAGCCGCATGGCGTGAAAAAGAATGTGCCAACCAAGAGTTTGCAAAAATCATCATGCCAGCTTTAGGCGTAAAGTTAATTGCTTTACTAGCGGGTGTTGCCATATTTACATCTTGCTCTGGCAAATCAATCTGTACTTTTGCGGCTCTTGGATCGTGAAAAGCAACTTTTGAACAATTTTCTGGAGTTTCAAGAAAATAAAAACCAACAATTTGAGAGCCAAAACCATGAACATGAGCGTCCATAGCTGAGTGTTTATGGTGTTCTTGTGTCCACATTTCAGTAAACTGAACTGCTCTGTCCTGCATGGCATAACCTTGCTCATTCAAGATATTCCATGCAGTACCGCCAACAAACTCAGTAAATTTATCCAATCTAGGATCGCCAAAATAGTTTCCCGTCATGTAAACAGGATAAATTTCGTCAAGTTTTTGTTCTTTACGCAATAGTTCTAAAGATTCTTCAGAAACACTATTAACGACATCTAAAAAGTCAGGTCGCTCAATTACATAAATTGGGCATGGAAAATGATATGCAACTTGAAGTTGTGTGTTTTGAACAACTTGAGCAACTGATTCAGCAGCTTTGCAAACTTTTTTAGTTTTCATTAAATTTGTACCCATTGCCAAGCAAAAAAATCAAATTTATATTGATTATTATCAGCAAGACGAACAGGAGTGTCTTTCCAATTGTTGTCTGCACCGCACCAAAACGTAAAAATTCTAGCATCTAACTTAGTTTGATCTGGTTCTGGTCGTGTAATTGGAGGAATCATTTTGCAAGTTGCATCATTAAAAGTCCAAGCTGACCAATTTTCGGCTTGCTCACGGGAATTAAATGCGCTAATAACAGTTTGTTGTTTGGAAGATTTTTCTTCCGCAGTCATGTCACGCAAAGGCCATACATCAGTCCAAACGTCATTTACTTTGGCATAAGCAGAAATATTAGATTCCAAAACCTGATAAACATTTGGCGTTGGGCATTCAATACGAACAAACGGTTCCCAATTGTTTGGTACAGAGCCAAATGCTTTTATAAGATTTTCTTCAAAAGCAGGGTGATTTTTTGGTTGTCCATCTTCAATTTCAATGTACAGATTCATTATTTATCTCCTGTACAAGTTGATGGGAATGATCTACCAGTACCCCAAATAATACGAACTGCACCTTTTCCAGCAACAGTGCTTACTCCTCTACTACAGCAATAACTTGAGCCTCCACCAGCGCCACCATAACTTCCACCTATACCATTATTGTATGTAGTTGGAGCAGTTCCTGATGTTCCACCGCTACCGCCACCACCGCCTGTAGGAGTTGCCAACCCACCAGCACCATTTGAGCCTTGACCTAATATTCCTACACCACCACCAGGGGCGCCACCAAAGCCAGTAGAAATATATGAACCACCACCACCGCCACCACCTCCAGCACCACTCCCCCCAATCAATGAAGCTGATTTAGAGCCGCCAAGACCTCCATTGCCAGAATAACCACCAGCACCGCCACCACCGCCACCACAACAAACACCAGCGCCACCCGCGCCACCATTTCCACCGCCTTGTTTCGTGCCGCCAGTACCTCCAGCACCAGCCGTTGCTGTCGTTGTAGTTGCTCCTCCATTTGCACTGACTAATATAGTTGCGCTACGTTTTAGTGAACTTTGTGCAGATGTGTTACCAACAACAACTGTCAAACTTTCCGCTGGAGTAACTGAAATATTATTGTAGTAAGACAATTCACCGCCACCCGCGCCACCAGAAGCGCCTAATGAGCCACAGCCAACACCGCCACCACCAACGGCAACAACAGATACAGAAGTTACTCCAGAAGGAACAACCCAAGTATATGTACCAGCCGTTGTGTAGGCTTGCTGACCTGGCGGTGCAGCAAATGAACGCATATTTCGATAAACAGCTTGTAATGCACCACTCATGTCAAACCACTCCCTGAAATTAACCAAGTTGTTGAAGTCATTTTAATTGCTGTTGCTGAACCATACTGAGCAAGGCTTCGTGAGCCAGTAGTACCAGCAGAGGACAAATACATCGTATCTGTAGTGATTGCAATTGTCACTACTTGGCTTGTCATGTTAATGAAAGTCAATGCAGTACCAATTGGATAAGCTACAGAACTATTTGCAGGGATTGTGAATGTCCTTGCGTTGGCATCTGTTGATGGGTGAAAAATCACCTTGCCTGTATCTGCTAATACTGCCGTGTATGCTGCGCTTTGGCTGTTAAATGGAATGTTTATGTAACCAACGCCATTTGTGCCGTCAACAGTACAGTTGCTCAATGTGCCGCTTGTTGGTGTACCAAGAATAGGCGTAACCAATGTTGGGCTAGTGGCTAAAGCATTTGCGCCAGACCCTGTTGATGTAGTTACACCCGTTCCACCGTTTAAAACCGCCAAAGTACCCGCAACAGAAACAGCGCCACTTGTCGCAGTTGATGGAGTTAAACCCGTACTACCAAATGAAATAGTTGAAACAACTGAACTTGCCGCAGATGGGTTAATCAGTTGGAATCGAGTTCCATCGTATTCAATCAAATAAATTCGACCACTGACAATATCACCCGCAGCCAAAGCAGTTGAGCCTTGTTTTGTGATGTTTTTAGCACCCAGGCTGTTCAGGTTAATTGTGACCGCGCCCGTATTTGTACCGACCGCAATAAATGAAAACTTATTTCCTGTGGCATATGCGGTTAGGGCGGGCGTTAAAGTACCCGCCAATGTATCCGTGCCCGTAACGGTTGCAATAGTGGTTGCACCAATTTGCAATTGACCATATTGAGCCGCATCGGTTGCATTAGTACCCGCGCCCAAACCCGTTAGCTTAAAAGTCCCCATTGGGATGTTTGCAGTGGGAGTAGATTGCCCATCTTTGGTTAATGCGGTAGTTAAACCCGTAGCCAAATCAGCGGTCAGCAAATTAAATGCCGTGCTAGTGATGGTTGTGCCTGTAACAACGGGTTGACCCGCTGTGTTGATATTGAACGTGCCTGAACCGTTGTAACTCATTTTGTATCCTTATCTGCCGTATTGGTCAAGATTTTGCCCAATTATTGAGCCACCACCCGTTTGCATTTGCGTTGATCGTTGGTTTAAAGCACGAATCAATGCCGCTGTGTTCTCTACCTCTAATTGCCCCGTTGGGCCACGCAATAACAACATTTTAGCTAGTTCATTGCGCGTTGTCTCGGGCATTTGATTGATTACTTGACCAATCCTGTTTTTAACATTTGCCGCCTCGCCCGCAGCCGCCAATGGGTTGCCTGTAGCCACATTTGCCACCGCTTTGCCCGCAGCCATTGTGGTTGGCATTACGCCCAAGTCTTCAGCGCCAGCCATCCTAGAGAAAGTTCCCGAACCGCGACCAACTTGCTCTAAGGGTTTCAACCTAGCTTCTTTGGCAACATCTTGTGCAAACTTTTGATAGTTGTCGCCAAATATTTCTTTAAGTCTGTTACTTGTAGCGGGTTCTTTCCACATCTTTAACAATGAAGTCTGACCCGCCTCTGTGCCAACTTTATCTTTTAAAGACTGCAATGCGCCTATGCGGAAAGCATCTAATTCGCTTCCCGACATATTGCTCATCAAATCGGACAATGCAATATCATCTTGCTTCATCGCTGTTCTGCCTTTAACAACAGCATTACTCAACTGTGATGGGCCAGCGTAAGCATCCAACGCTTGACGGTAAATTGAGCCATTTTTATCGGCAGGGGATAAGGCTTCAAGTTTCTTTGTCAACGCCACTCGCAAATCATCATATGCTCGGCTTGTATTGGTCGCTTTGCCAAACTCGCCACGGGCCGATTCTCCCATGTCATAAAGTGATTGCTTGACAACATCCAAGACTTTAAGTGGGACATCATCGCCCGCCTTTAGCTTAGAAATATCAAGTGGTAATTGTCTATTCAATTGGGTCAACAATTCGGCCTTGCCATGCGCAGATGTTGAGGCTTGAATCAAGGCTTGTAAATCAGGGTCAATTTTGACCGATACGTTTTCAAGCTGTTTATACAAAGGCGCAGATGTGGCCTTCTTTGCCGCATCCAACGCTTCTAATGTGGCGGTAAAACCCTTACCCTGAGTGCCTAGAGCCTCATCAGCCGCGTTTACAAGGCGTTCAGGTCTGAATGTCTGTTGCTCACGAATTCTTCGTTCTACAAGCGTTTTGGCTTGGCCTGGCATTGATGCCAACACATCCAATTGAGCCAACGCACTTGGGCCACCCGCTTGCGCAATGCTTGCATTAGGGTTTAACCCCATTTCACGCTCAACACGGCTTAACACGGTGTTTGAACCATCCGCACTTGAACCACGTTGTAAGGCTTGAGCAAGTTTAATTCGTGCCGCATCTTTGGCACTTTCGGGGATGTAGCGTTGTGCGACATTGCTACCCACGTTGTAAACGCCTTGTCCCGCGCCCGATAAAACACCACCCGAGGCGGCAGCAATTGCCGCTTTTTTGGCAATATCTTGAGAATATTCTGTGGGGTTAGTGACGGGGTTGATGTCGGATGCGCCAACGGCTGAAATAGTGCCTTGCGTACCCGCCATTTTTGCAGCCATTGCCATTTTCTCAGCGGCAGACAATGCTTCAGCGGTTTGTTTGGCCTTGCTTGTCATTCCCAAAGGTGTGAGCAAAAGTGGCAAACCACCAACTACTTCACTTGCAAATGCCGTTTTGGGGTTGGTTTCCCTAAATTGCTCATTTACGCCTTTGATGTAATCACGGGTGTTTGCGTAAGTTTCGGTTGGAGTGGAATCAAAACCACGTTGCAAGATGTCCATCCCCGCTGCGCCCGCACCCGCAATCTTTGGCGCAAAGTTAAAGGTTAGACCTTGAGCCGCTGCCAAACCCATCTTGCTTGGCATAGATAAGTCCGATTGGCGGCCTTCCACCATAGCGGGGGATTCAACCGTTTTATCTACTGCGGGCTGAGATTTTGGGGTTTGCGTGATCTTAAAGATGGCCGCATTAACTTGGTCATCCGACATCGTGAGGGGAAAGTTAACAGGCCCAAAATTTGGGATTTCTACGGTTTTAAATGCTTCGGACATTATTCAACCCTTCCTGTAGTGGGATTGTAGGTAGGAATTCGCCCCTTGCCCGCTTTGGTTGTTGCATTGTCCATGCCTGTTTGAATAATATCTCTAAACTCGGACATTGCATTTCTAAACGCATCAGGAGTTTGTGCTTTTGAGGCTCTTAACAATGCGGCTGTAGCTTTTGTGCCTTCAATTTCAGTAATTGCGCCAGTGCCTTTCATGCGTTGAACGGCCTCAAGGAAAGCACCGCCTTGAACTTGATCGTAGTAAGCCTTGAAGTCAGCGCCAGGCGTGCCGCCTTGGAATGGCTTGTATTCAAACGGAATCATTGTGCCAACAACGTCTTTCAAACCTTTGTGTTCGGGAATGACAACTTTTCCTTGTGCATCTTTTAGGCCAATCATTTGGTCAATTGCACCAATCAAAGTTTTACCTTGTTGCATCACTTGTGGCAATGCTTGAGCCGCAGCTTGTTGGTCTTTTAATTGAGCAACTTGCAACTCTTGTTGTGCTTTTGGCGACAAAGCATTAGCCAACGCTTGATTAGGCGACACGGGGGGCGCTACGGGAGGCGCAACGGGTCTAGCTTGGGGCTGCATAGACATAGGCGCTTGCGCTTGCATAGGCGCTTGCGCTACGGGCTGTGCAAGGGGTTGCGCCATAGGTTGTGCAACGGGTTGAGCCATAGGCTGTGCGGTTGGTTGAGCCACATTTGGCACGCCACCCGCTTTCATTCCCGTATTGAAGAAAAGTTCAGCAGAGCTAATTCCAAGTCTTGCCGCTTCATTATTAAGAGAAGCCTTTTGATTTGCGCTCAAACCATTAAATGCACGGTCAGAAATTTCACGATCTTGTTTCAATCTTGCCGCAGTATTTGCGTCAACTTGTGACAATTTTGCTTGGGTATCCGCACTAACTGCGGGCACTAATATGGAGAAGTCTTTACCACCACTATCCATAAACGCTTTCAAACTAGCAGACGTAAATGAGGCGGGGTTAACATTGCCAAAAGGAGATTTTGCATCAGCAGAAAACAACTTGGCGTATGTTGTTGGGCTAAATGCCGATTCACCTTCTTTAAGCACCAAAGGCGCTTTAGGTGCAAGTTGACCCATGTACATGGACAAGGCTTGTTGTTGCATACCAGGCGTTTTGAACTCGCCAATCAACGATGGATCAATCGCACCCGCTGCCTTTGCGGGCATAGCGGGCATGGTAAACGCCTTTTGTTGATCGGGTTGCATTTGCGCAAATGTTGGCGCAAGGTTTGGATTATCTTCAAAATCCCTTGCCGTTGGCTCTTGCTTCATCTCTGGCGTGGCCGCTTGGCCTTGCAAGCCTTGAATCAATCGTTGAATGTCGGCAGAAGTGTCCGCACTGTATTGCTCACCCAATGCTTTTTGTTCTTGTTTTAAACCTTCTTGGTTTTTATCTGCCAAGTACACTTGAAGAACTTTAGCCAAACCTTGTACGGGATTAATTCGGGCTTGTATTCCTTGAAATGAACCCGCTTGAACAGGATCAAATGATTGTTGTTGAAGAATATCAGCCATTTTTTGGCGTCTATCCAAATCTTGCTGTTGCAACTGATAAGGGTTTGCAACATTAAACTGTTCGTATTGATTAGCCATGATTTACCCGTTCAATAAACTGTAATTGACCATTTTGTAACCGCTTGGCTGCATTAAAACAGCTTCAGGCATGACTTTCTCAACCTCATCAGCCATTACGCCTTGTTGACGTTCTCCCAAAATATCATATTCATAAATACCAATATTAAGTTTGTGCGTACCAATTCTCTTAATATTTGACTTTAATTTGCGGTCAGAATATTTTAAAGCCCCTAAAGCTCCAGCACCAGCAAGGCCAAACAATCCGCTTGTTGTGGCATTAGCACCTGATTGCTGAATACCATAATTTTGCAAATCAGCATTGCCTTGTGCTTGAGCACCTTGAAATATAGGCGATGGCGTAATATTAGTGGGGTTGTACCCTTGGAATTGAGGCATTTGCAATTGAGAACCACTCATTAAACCCGTAATTTCATTCAAAGGCTGATTACGCAACGCAAGTTGTGTTTGTAAACTTTGATTAGCGGCATTGTTTCCAAATTGAGCACCACCAAGGTTTTCGTTATATTGTTGAAGTTGTGCAGCATTAGCCAATTGCTGTTGTTGAGCAGCAGTATTTTGATTTTGTTGGATTGCTGCATTGCCCGCATTAGAGGCCGTAATGCCTTGACCAAAGTTTTGGGCAGCAGCGGCATTTCCAGCATTTTGAGCCGCCAAACCTTGACCAAAGTTTTGACCAATAGATTGGTTAGTCAATTGTTGTGCAGTTACGCCTTGACCAAAGTTTTGGGCGATAGCTTGATTTATCGCTTGTTGATTTTGCAAATTAGCACCAAAACTTGCCAATTGCGCTTGATTGCCAAATTGACCAGATTGCAATTGCTGATTAAAACCTTGTCCTTGTGCCGCATTTTGAGCTTGTTGTGCAGCTAAAGCATTGGAAAAGTTTTGTTGAGTTCCTAAATTACCAAATTGACCAGAAGCCAAGGCTTGATTAAAACCTTGTTGATTTGCAGCGGTATCTAAATTAATTCCTTGCAAGGCGGCTTGAGTCAACAAATCATTTTGTCGTTGGCTTTGATCTATCATGGCATTTTTATACGCCTCACCACCTGGAACTAAACCTTGATTTGCCAAATTTTGAGCATCAAACTTTTGCTGACGTTCTAGTTGTGGTGCAAGCCTAGACATAATTGCATCTTGTCCTGTAGTGCCCGCATTAACGGGCATTTTTGCAAGATTGGTTAAATCTAATTTATTGGTAGATTGATAGTTATTAGCGTTTAAATCTTGATTGATTTTTCCAATATCCCCAAGAGATTGCTGTAAATTAACACCTTGAACGCCTCCTTTTGCCAAGCCATATTTATCAGCACTAATACTACCAGCCAAACCATATTTATCAGCACCAATTGATGAAGCTGAACCATATTTAAACAAATCAGGAGCACTTGCTATGTTTCCAGAATTAGGAATAGACGTAATTGTTTGTGGGCCTGTATATTCAAAAGGTTTGGAAATAATGCCTTGTGCAGTTGAAAGACCTGTTTCGCCAAGATTTGCCAATCCTTGCTGAACCCTTTGTTGAGCTTCCAACGTGTTTTGTGCTGTTGGTGTCAGATTTTGCGTAATTGTTGGTTGATTTGTTGTAGGATCAAACGTAACAGTTTGACCACCTAACGGGCCAATAACATTAGGATTGTTTAAATAACCTTGAGTAATTGCAGTATCTTTATTTGCTACGCCTTGAGCAGTAGCCGCAGCCGCATAATCAGGCGTTGCTGGTGCAGATGGTTGTGGGCATAAAAAAGACATATTTATTCCTTAAATTCGTAAGTTTCGCCTGATGGCTCATAGTTTGCTCTTTCAAGCAAAACACTCAAATTTTGATTTTTCTTGTGGCTAATCATAATTTGACTGACACCATTTATTTTGAGCATTTGCCCCGCCAACTTGAGCAACTTGCAAATGCCAAGACCGCCTCGGTGTTCAGGAAGTAGATAATAAAAAACATCCAATGCTTGCATTGCGCCATAAAAAGGCGATCTAAATACCATAAAACCCGCATGACCCGCTAATTCACCCGTTTCGGTGCGCAAAGTAAAGTATGCAAAATTGCCCGTTCTTTCTAGTTCAATCATGCCACCCAAATCACTTTTTAGATTGGCATTACCATAAAGTTCAGACCAATGTTTCCCAATAAGCACAACGGCCTCGGCTGAAACATCTGCAAATCTTTCCATCTTTGCGTTCATATACCAGCCCATCCTTGTTGGAAAACCACATCGGTTGAGGCCCACTCAATTTGAAGACCTTGTGAGGCCGATTTTAATTGAATCCCCGCACAATAGCCAATGCCCGTAACGCCTTGCCAATTGTTTGTGATAATTGTGCCACTTGCCCACAATGCGTTATCCCAAAGTGATGTGTCCCATAAACCGTATGTGGTTGGACTAAAGTTTAAAGTTCCCGTTGTGTTTGATACGTCAAAATCAACATTCATGCCAACCAAGATTGCGGGAGTGCCATCGGTGAAAATAGATGGTCTTGCGCGTGTAAAGTATTTCTTTACACCACGGCTTTCGTAATAGTTGAATGCTTGCAAAGCTACGGCATTGATGTCGTTTGAATCATCAGCAAAGCCATCCCATGCCAAGCCCACATATCCTTCACCGCCAAAATAAGGATTATCGTTAAATGTTTCCCAACAATTAGCATCCCATCCCGTGAACCTTGTCCATGACTTTGTAATGGTGTTCATCACAAATTGCTCTTGTGCGCCAAGGCCAACGGGCACATTGATCCACAAAGCATTGTTTTTAGCGTGATAAAGCAAAGCCCAACCAAATGAATTTTGGTAATTTGTTGTTGCTTCGGTAATAGCGCCTTGAATTTTGTCAGACAAGTTAACCCTTGGGTCAAGTCGGCTTGATTGCAAAGCTGAAGCCAATGGCAACAACCCGTCCAAACTCAAGATCAATAGGTCGCCACCATATTTGTACAAACAACGCCTAGAAACGGGCGCTCCTAGCTTCCAAACGCCCGCTAAAGCCCAAGTGCTTGCGGATGCGGGGTCTGTGCCTCGATAAACAATAATCTCGCCTTGAGATGTTACAAACACAAGGTTATCGTCTACGCCATAACCCGCGTCAATTGTCCATGCACTAATGGAAACAATGTAGCCGCCCATTCGGGCAATAGAACTCAAGTCTAAAACCTCGGCAGCGCCACCAACCGAGCTAGTTGGCAAATACCATGCTTTTAGACTTTCTTTCTCAATGAACCAAACTCGGTTTTTAAACAACGTGACATTGTTGAATTTGTTTGTAGTTATGCCCGTTATTGCAATGGGAGAGCTTGAGGCGTTAATGCTTGTCCATGTTGTGCCGTTGTAAAGCAAAGGATCATCTACGCCATTGCAAGCATAGAGAAAACTCCCCCCTGCGGTTGTGACGTTAATATGCTCAAAACG